GGTAATGGATAAGCAGTCCAACGAAGAAAAGGTATGGACAAGAGTAGTTGAACGGATGGCTAAATCTGACAATCAAAAACAGATGAAGAGTCTAGAGAGCTATGTCAAATGGGCTAAAGATAATGATGTTATTAAAGAACATGTTCCAGAGGAAGATACAACACCGGAACCTTGGGATAAGGCATCGGCACCTTCTGTAAAGACTGTTAACAGTTATAAGGTAGGTTAATGTTTGTCGAGTTAGCACTTAGGAGTCCTGCGTCAAGAGGCTCCTTAGTGAATCTCGATGATCTAGAACAAGCAGTAACGGTACATGGGAAGAATATTCCTGTGTATCGTTCTGTATATTTATATGATAGGACAGGTTACGATTATGTGGAATTACATAAAAGCGTCAAAGGGTATACAGGTTGGAGAGGGATTGATTATCTTCCTATAGATATAGATAAAGTTCATGACTCTAGTCCTATTGTATCAGGTAAGAAAACTGTTGCAAAGGCAAGAGAGGTAAATAAAAAATTATTAGAGTTAGGTCTAGATGATACTTCATATTGTATATTTTTTAGTGGAACAGGATTTCATTTTATCATGCCTGGCTCACTATTCGGATTCGAAAATCATCAGGGAGTAGAATTACCATACATTGTAAAGAGAACAATGTCAAAGCTCTTACCTGAGGCAGATATGTCAATCTATTCAAGGTCTGCTTTATATAGATGTGCAGCTACTAAGAACTATAAAACACAACTTTATAAAACATATATCACAAGTAAAGAATTAGACACTTTAACCTATGCTAAGATTGCAGAGAAGAGTAGGAAATGGGACATCAATGATTTCCATACATTCCCATCAGAAGAGCAATCACATAAATTTGAGAAGTATGTAACATTTGATTCACCCAGTGTAAAATCATTTTTTAATAAAAGTAATCACACAAATGTTGTACCATGTATTCAAGATATGTATAACAACCCACCAGCTGAAGGGAACCGGCACAATACTTTAATGAGGATCGTTTCTCACTTTAGAAGAAATGGGATTCCTATTAATGCAACAATAGCAGCTATGGAAGAATGGAATAAGGGTGGGGACAGAATCAAAGATTCTGAACTTCTTGTATCTATTAACGATGTATACACAAAAGGTTATCAATATGGGTGCATGGATAGTATGATGATGACCTATTGTCAACCTCATTGTGTATATTTTAAAAGAAAGGATTATCTTATGGATATATTGAATGTCAGTGATCTACAAGCAATGTTAGATACTAGATTGGAAAGAGATTTCTCAGGTGTAAGTATAGATTTATCAAAACTTTTTGGCTTAATAGGAATAGAATCTGTTATATATCCGGGAGAACTAGTAACAATAGTAGGACCAACCGGTGTAAATAAAACAACTCTTGCTCAGAATATATCTTTAGCATATAATGCAGCTGAAGATAAAATAGAAGAAGAATTACAAATACCAACATTGTACTTATCATTAGAATTAGCACCATGGCTTATGCATAGAAGAAATCTTCAAATTGTTGCTGACGTAGATACAAATACTATATCAAAAGAAAATAAAAAGATATATGATCAATTTAAAAATCAAGTAGCTCATATAAAGATTCAAACTCTTAGTCCAACTGTAGAGCAAATAAGAAAAAAGGTTCAAAAAATGTCACCTGCTTGCATAGTGATAGACTATATTGATTTAGTGGAACCACCAAGTCATGCAAGAGGTGAATACGAATCAATCAGAAATATATCTCATGCTTTAAGTAATCTAGCAGTGAATTATGATCTAATCATTATCCAGCTAAGTCAAACTTCAAGACAATACTCCAGAAGTGGCGAATTAGACCTCTATGCCGGTAAAGGAAGTGGAGCAATAGAAAATGCCTCACGGAAACTAATGGTATTAGAAGGTGAATCAAAAACAAGAGAAAGGAGGCTGAAAATGGTTAAGAGTACAGATGGCGAACTATGGGATGTAAAACTGAACTTTAATGATTCATTCAGATTGAAAAGAATATGAATCATCAGTACCTGCTAGATATCCATCTATTCAATATGGAAACCGAACCAAAAAGTGGTATAGATATTGTACTATTATCATTTATAAAATTCGGAATAGAAATAAGTCAAGGTGTTCATCCTAACAAGTATGACACCATACTTTTTAATTTTGGTATATGGAAATTATACTTTGCATTTCAAATCATGCTAGATTGGAGGTAGAATGACCTATTACAATACAAATCATGAGCAGGGGAATGTGCTAGATAGAAGTAGAAGAAAAGCACGAAACCAAGAAGAGGTTATATTTGACCTGTTTAATAAATTTCCTGATAAAGAGTTTACACCATTTGAAGTACAATTTAAACTTAATCTTATGTGCCCTATTACTAGTGTTAGAAGGGCAATGTCTAATCTTACTAAAGAACATAAACTAGAAAAAAGTAGTAAACAAAAATTAGGTAAATACGGTAAGTTAAATCATACTTGGCATTTAGCTAGCTGGCTTAAAGCAGATTATTAAAAGGAGGATATAGGTTTTTTGATGTTGTTCCCCTATGTCTACAATGCAATATAATCAAGGAGACTTTAGAGAAAAGCTAGTTAATGTTCACGGTAGGCACTGGCATAAAGCATGGCTTAGATTGTCACGTAAAGCATCTTCTTTGAAACAAGCTCTGAAAAAAAGGTCGGAAATGCATCAAGTGCTTTTTGAAATAGAGCTTGTCGATATAAAGAAGATGTTTTACGAAGTCTACGGTGAAAAATGTAAGTACTGTGATAGAATATTAAGTGTTTCTACAATGGTATGTGACCATATAATTCCATTATCTAAGAATGGAGAATCAACACCAAAGAATTTGCAGATTATATGTAAACAATGCAACACACGTAAAGGACCATTAAAAGAGAAGGACTTTTGCCTTATATTGGATTGGGTAAAAGAACAAACAAAAGAAATCCAAACTTATGTATTAAAGAAATTAGCCAAAGGAGGCAAATACTAATGAATAAAACATTACAACAAATAGCAAACGATCGGGAAACTTTGCATAAATACCATGAGTCGAGTAGACCATTGAGTAAAAATTACGAGTATGTAGGCTTAAAAGGTGAATCTCAATTCGCAAAAGAGTTTGGGTTTAAAATAGATAAAACATTAAGACCTTCTGGCGATAATGGTAAGGACTTTGAAACAAAGATTGGAATTATTGATGTAAAAACTGCAAGAAATGCATACAATCTTATTGTTGAAGAAGGCAAAGTTGTCTCAGATATTTATGTATTAGCTAAATACATAGATGATACAGATACAGTAGAGCTATTAGGCTGGGAATATAAAAAAGAAATCTTAAAAGCCCCAACAAGAGATTTTGGATATGGGATAATCAATCATTACATACCAAAGAACAAACTAAGGTCACTAAAATCATTAGAAACTATCATAAATGAAAATAACGGAGTGAAAACTATGAAAGAAATAGAAGAACCTTGTCCTAAGTGTGGCAACAATCTTATAGAAGCAGAAATTAAAAATGGTACCGACAATTCTTTACCTGCTGTAATGTGTGAAGAAGAATGTGGATTTGTAGATAATTTAATTGAAGAAGGACAATATCTTTACACCCTACTTGGTTGGGATGTAGATGTAGACGAAAATGGTCCATTCATAGTAAACAAGGAGACAACATGACAAAAAAGCTAACATATGATCCACCATTATTAAATACAATAGCAGGAAATGTTATTAATAATAAAAAACCTTTCATACAGAGATTGCAAGGACAACTAAAAGATGCAGAACATATTATAAAAGCAACTCTTATACGCAAAGAATATGTTACTCCGACATACTTAGCCAGAATGTCTGAAGAATATGCTGAAAAATATAACTTGGAGATATAGTCATGCACAAATTAGCACTAAAATCAGATAATATCAAAAAGGTAAGAGTCTCAGAGAAAGAACATACTCTTATGATAGAATTATTATATGATGAAATACGAATACTAGTACAAGAATGCAATGACGCAACTATACCAGAAGAGAAAGACTTTTATGGTAAAGAAAAATCACTGGCTATATTACTACTGAGAAAAATACTACCTGATGAACCCGGTGGAGCTATGAATAGAGCTAAACGTATAATTAATAATTCGGAGAGTAGATTATTTGATACAAAGAATCAAGTAAAACCATTTAATACCTTAAACAATGATCCTATAAACAATGCAATTCGTAAAGACGCACCTGATTTATCTACAGATGAAGAAATGCAAAAAGCAATAAAGAGAGAAACAAGTAGTAGAATGGGACAGGCAGGCTGTCGAGGAGGTGAATGTGATTAAAGAAAAGATACCTCGAACATCTAAAGTTGCTAAAAAATCTTGTTCAAATTATACTAGAGATGATGAATGTGCAGGCTTTATGTTTCATTTTAATAAAGAATTAGGAGCGTTAGTAACATTTGTTGATCCAGTTTTTGCAGGTGAACCTTGTGCTGTAAAGGATGGCTGTGACTTTTTTGAGGATGTTGTTGTTCAAGGAATAACAGAGAGGTAAAACTCTTTGTTATTCTTTTTTTTTAAAAGGTATTATTATAGGAAGGGCTAATTAGCCTCCCGGCTTTAAACGCTCCTGCTCCTGCATAGCTTTAAAATATTTCCCAAACTGCATATAAGGTATACCGGTAGTTTTCTCTACTGTTCTCATCGGATTTTCTATAATCCCACCGGGTCCTACGACATCTCTCATTAACCTACCAAATGGAAACATAGTCCATATATAATAGTCAGCTAACCTACTGTAATCGTCCGTTACCATGGCTTTAAACATGGGAGGTAACAATCGCAAAGCAGGAGGAGTAATTATTTGCAAAGGTTGAAATGGATAAGGATAAGCACCAAAGAATGCACGTTCCCGCTCTTTATCGTCACCA